TTCCCGCCGTTGGCGTCCAAGAGAAAGTAATACTATAGATTACTGTAGTTGCTGCATTTGAAATATAACATTGAATGATAGTGGTATTATGTACAACATAAACCCTATTTGCTGCGCTTGGGCTTGTTTGAATTAAATATTGTGTTTCCGGGGCTGCACCTGTATATGTGAAAGCCCTTCTAGTCCTTATGCAACCAGCATTTCCAGTCATTGTTGCGAAATTATCAACCGGGTATTCTAAAGAAGCATTCCCGACTGATAGATCTAAATATCCATCATGAACACTTGCAGATCCCCCAAGTGTTGCTGTTCTAGTTCCATTACTCCATGATGCATTCGCGCTTGTTGTGAAAGAAGAATATAAAACACAATTTGCGGGCCTTGTATCTTTTTGCTGTAATTTGCCTCCTGAAAATTCTGCTTTAGTCGCATCATATGTGAAACCCGTTGGTGAATCGAATGTTTGAATAAAAGTTGCCATTAATTTTCTCCTCTAATTAGAAAATCAATTTTACTTTCTATCCTATCAAGCCTTTGGACTATCAAATCAAAAACTTCTTTGCTGACAAAAGTCTTATGAGTGTAACCAAATAACATAATTGAATAAACTAAAATTGTTATTAAAAGAGTCACAAAAGGAATAGATAATTTTTTCATTTCCAGCTAAATCCTTCCCCAATAAGCTTATCGGCTTTGTCCATGTTTATCTTGTCCGGTGTATATTCTTCGAACCTTGTTATAGGAACTAAAAGAGAACGACAATTAAAATGCATTGGTGGGACTGGCTCTGTACCTGCTTTAAATATCTTACCATGTAAATATTCACAAATAGGAGAAGTTCTATCGTCCATTATTGCACTATATTGATAAGCAGAAACAACTTCTGATTTTTGAAATGTCTCAAGCCGCGCATTGTTCATTACTTCAGTATGCTTTGTCCTGGAAAAACGCTCCAGGCTGACAAGACTATCCTTAACACCTTCAGATGTATACATATCAACCACTGCACTAAGCGGCATACCATCCTTAAGAGCATTTGTTAATGCCTGCCGGGCCTGCGCTGTGACTTTGTATTCCCAATCCCCAACAAATGCGAAGGTTTCTTTTTCTAATAACGCCAAGACCTCATCGGTTAATAAATTCTCCGTGAAGTTGACTTTGAAAAGCTCATTGTTGGCAGTGATTGAAGATTGCTTCCAAAAATCACGGAAGCTTGATTTTAATTCAGTTTGAATTTTCTTTAAATTCTTAACTTTAAGATCGTCAATCCGGTCAATCTTTTTCTTCTCAAGTATTTTTTTCTTCTCGACTTGATCAGCAAGATCATTCCAGACTTCTCTCACTATTGGCTGCAGTGTTTGGATTAATTTTTGATGTGACCCGTCGAGCTGGCCTTCAACAGCTTTATAATCCACTTTCTTATCATATTCACCTAGCTTTTTATAAGCATAGTTTTTAGTAAAGATTTGTTCTTCAATCGGCGCTTCTGTTGTTTCGTTTGGCGATGGTCCGAAAGGCGAGGGCGGCTGTGGAAAGTCTTCAATTACATCTATCTTTGGAAAGCCTACAATTTCATTGAAATGATTTATTTGCTCAACCGGCATCTTGACCTGACGTGTTTTTACAAGCTCAAGCCAAGTCTGCGCATATTTCATCTTGTCCTCTTCCTGAAGAGGCTTGAACTTAAACTTGGGGTAATTCTCAATCATGCCATAATTCCAAGTAGCCATTGGCTTGACTATTTCAGAATTAATAAGCCTTTCTAAAATACCCCTGCGTTTATCAAGATGCATAACAAATAATTCAAATTGCTTTTGACCGAGTGAATAAGATCCGCCCGCTGTTTCACTTCCACTAATGCCCAAAAGATCCGGCGTTAAGAGGCCTCTTCCTATCATCATGTTAAAGATGTTAATTGCCTTCTCGTATGCCTCACCCTTATTCTTTGCCTCGATGAATTCAATTTCAAGCTCTTTCGGTATTGCTATTGCAGTTGATGCTTGTATCTTGCGGATAATATCATAAACTTTACTTTTGAAAGCGGGAGGCATTTTATTGTCAAGCTTGGCAACGGGGGTCACCCCACCGGCTCGCTCTAAGAACATGGAAAAATATCTTATAACATGCTTCTTGCCAATCCATGCACTATAAGCGGCCCTTAAATCTGACTCGCCATAAGGATTTTGGAACTTTCTATTATTGACATAGTGGATTATTGAAGATTTATCAATCGGGACTAATGTCTGCGTTGTGTCGTTAAAATAAGTCTCAACATTACCAAATTTATCAACCTTTATCTGCCAAGAGGCAGGATGCCTGGTTTTTATGTATTTGAGTGTGACTTTATTGTTTTTAAGTGTGAAGACTTTCTCAGAAACTGAAAAGCCAAACTCAAAAGCAGTGCCTGCAATTTCTTCTAAACTTTCGTCAAATGAAATAAGCGGATCCTCTTGAAGCATCATTTCAAGTTCTTTTGCTATTTCCTGATTTTCATCTTCGCTTTTTACTTCCCAGCCATTACCAATAATAAGATCCTTCTTAAGCTGCATGCAGACTTTGACCTGATCATCATAAAGCATTTCTTCATAGACAGAATAAGACCCGTGTTTCTGCCATAAATCATCCGGGTTCCAAGGATTGAAGGCAAAAGCTGCGTTATCGTAATTCTCCCAGATAGAAAGTTCCTGATTAAGCTTAGCCTCTTCTTTTGTTGCATATGCGCGAACTACATCATTAGGCCGGTTAAATATACTTAAGAAATTCAATTGTCCCCCCCTGCCATTATAAAGTCATTCGCCATTGAAGAATAATCTGGGCTAGATAGTTCTTTTATCAGCATTTGAACTGCAATACAATTGGCGATAATACAATCATCGTGTTTTCCATCTATTGCTTCAATTTTACCATTGTTGTTAACGAACGTCAAACACTCCGTTAAAGTGGTCTTGCATTTTATTTTATCCGGTGTGGTTTCCAGGAAATCCTTGAACCCATTTAACATAATAGGCCTACTGACAGAATTAGTTAACCAGCCAGGCCTGTCATCCTTATCGATGAATAAATTAGAATATTTTAAATTCTGCATGGCTAGTAAAACAGCATGCCCATGATTGTTCCGTTCGATTGCTAGAAGCGGTTGAACACCGAATTGATTTGGGTATTTTGATAAGACTGCATTCATACGTTCTGCAAATATACTAGGACGCCAGTGACCGCGCAAGGTTAAAACTTGCTCTTGTGTTTTAACATCATAAAGGACCATGACACAAAAATCATTGCCAACACCTTCGGCTGTATCAACACCGGCAACATAATTAGTATGTGTCGGTTCGGCAAATATCTTGAGTGTATCAGATTGATTAATTGGTTTTTTTAAATTAAGAAGAGCTATTTTAATAATTTCTAGGTTGAAGAATGGATTACCGGTGGTTAAGAAGCAAGTGTTTTCATCTTCCGGGTATTCCTGAAGGAATGTTTCTTTATTTTGTCCTTTCTTAAAGCGACGGAATGCAATTTGTTCAGGAGTAATTTTTATTGCATATTTCAAGGCTTTTTCTTTAAGTTCTAATTCTTCCTGTGTGTAAATTTTTATAGGCTCATCAATTTGATACTCATTAAAACAAAACCAAGGAAAGAAGAATTTCTTAAACCCTGAATCAGGATCGTTCCAAAAATCATAAAAGAAATTCATGCCATTTGGAGTTGTTTCAATTGAAACATGCCCATTGACGGGAACAGTCTCAAGAGTTGCATTGAATTTGGATTTATCTTTAAAAAAGGCGAGTTCAGAAACATGAAGGTTATGGTTAGTTCCACCACGCACTTCCAAATCAACATATATCTTAGATCCAAGCCCCGGGAACTTAAGTTCATATTTAGAACCGCCGCCCTTTGCAAGTATTGGTTTTGGCTTTGGCATATTCTCGTAAGCCACTAATACAATTTCAAAAAGCTTTTCTAGTGCGTCTCTTTCATGGGCCAAGATACAAGAAATCACATTTTTATTAAAAACAGTATTGTCAAAAATCTTCAATATCTCATTTGTCGAAATACCGAATTGACGGGCCTTTAATATCATGTATCGTCTCAAATCAGCGGAGCTATCATTAAGGCTTTTTTGAATATTATTTTCTTTGAATTTAATTATTTTTTTATTTTTAGTTCTTATTTTATATAAATTATTTAAGCGCCAGCGAGGATCGAAAATTTCCGGCTTCATTCATCCTTGGCTTTTTCCATGTATTCAACTAATTGTTCATGAGTCATATTAACGTTTCGGTTGATGATATCTTGATTATCTCTCCATTGGAAGGCATTTTTCATTTTGAAAATTATAAGCGTTGGATTGGGATTGATAATTACTTCTTTTCCATTGATCGACAGTTTGTTATATCCCATTGCAGCGTGAGTATATATTTTCTCCCAAAAGAGCCTCTCATAAGCTCTTCCGATGTTTTTAGCTTCGGAAAACTCTGGTTTCTTTTGCCATTCGTACAGCGTGTCAAGATGAACACCGACAAGGCCTGAAAAGGACTCAAAGCTTAGGCCTTTTTTCATGTGTTCTATTAACATTTCGCAATATTCTGGTTTATATTTACTTGGTCTGCCGCCTGGCATTAATTCCTCCCCACAATTTAATTATTGCATGTAGTTAAGTGGTTGTCAAATTTTCCATTTTTTTTAAAGGCTGTTTAAAATATTTATTCCAATTAACATAATGATGCGGTCTTTTAAATCTCCAAACAACTTTAACGTATTGGGGCCATATTTTTTCTAAAGATCTTGCTTTTAATAATTTTTTTTCAAAAGCATTATTTTGATAAAGTTCTTCCTGATTACCACCTTTCATTTTGGAAGTAGTTGATACTTTTTTAATTAAAAAAACATTTATTAATATTGTACACCAATATTTGCTATTAAGTACTTGTAAACACAAATCTACATCCTCGTTATATTTTAATCTCCATCTAAAAGGAATTTCATTACTAATTAGCATTGCACTATAAACATGTGTATTTATTACAAATGGTTTTTTTGTTTCTTGAGTTACTAATCCTGAATAATTATAGCCTATTATAGCAATATTTTTATATTTATCTGAAAATTTTATTATATTTTTTAATGCATCATAAGCACTATGTTCTTTATTTCTTATTCCATAATTTAATTTTTGAAATCTATAAATATTATCATCAAAAATAAAATGTTTTTTATGTCCATTTTTCATACTATCTTTCCAGCAATAATTTCTTGCTGGATAACTTCCTACGCCCAAATTAGAAAACGGCAATATTAATATATTTTTTTTTGGAATAATTTTACAATAATTTTCATATTCCTGAGGTTCTATTACAATTTTAAAATCAATATTTTCTTTTAAAAACATTTTTGCAGTCAATGGATTATATGCTCTACCTTTTGATACAATATAAATAGGATATTTTACGGATAACATATCCAGTCAAATTCTGTACGTTTATAATCTATTTTATTTATTTT